ATGAACAAAGTAACCAAAGACATTATGAAGTGGTTTCCCGTGCTGTCAGAGAACAACGCAATGGTTGTTCATACCCAAATGATGTATGACGGCGTTGATTTCTCAGAGATCAGCAACAAAGAACTGAAAGCTGAGGCAAAGCGTGTCATTGACAAACTATATGGGGAAGTCAAATGATCAAGAAAATTGAGGTGTGGTTTGATAAGTCATACAAGTGTTGGTTGGTGACCACCTACAACGAGGAGGGCAACCAATACGATGCCGCCCATGACTTTCACAAGAAGTCAGCGGCCGTGGCTTACGCCAAGAGTCTGCTACCAACGCTTGTGATTGAAACCCGTAAATAAGGAAACCAAAATGACTAAAACTTACAAAGCCTACATCTACCAACTTGACACTCACTTTGAGGCTGAAGTTGACGGTATCAACTTGGCACGCTTTGGCACTAACGTACCTGAGCTAAAAGATCAACCCGCTGTTTTTGTGCATGACACCAAAGACGGCATCATCAAAGAGATTATCAGCACCCTGAAAGGTCTTGGGCTATCAGGCAATCTCAGGATTGTGAAGTAAACCCAAATCATCACAAACATGACCCGCTACGGCGGGTTTTTTAATGGAACTTTAGTGGAACTATGGGTTTTTTTATTATTATCATAAAACCCTAGAAAACGTCGCTGCATGCCAGGTGGAACTATTGGAACGCGTCGCGATGCTAGCGTACCAACTGAGAGTTCCACTGTCAAGCCCTTGCCCAAGTGGAACTTTTCTCGCAGTTCCACCTCAGTTCCACTAGTTCCACTAAGTATTTTAGCCATTCTTTTCAAGCATCCAAGCACTTGTAATAACCTCATTTTTAATCGCCCAACCATCCTCCAAAACGGCTAAAACATCAGCATTTACAAGGCCTCCAATGAACTTGTCATTGCTTGACTGGCAATACTTATTTGCGCTCGCCGCGCTCAATCCGTCGTTCTCAATGAGGAACTGGAGCATCCCATCACGACTTACAAATGGCATATTTTCATGCATCAAACAGTGGTTTTTAAACCACGATCTTTTAAATCTTTTTAAACTTTCATCAACTTTTGTATCTTTTTTGACACTTTCAACGGGTTCAACGAGCTCAACCACGGCGGTTGTAACTGGCTGTCCATCCTCATCAAACCAGCCCGGAATCTGCACCCCGATGAGTTTGGCGTAGACCGTTTCCGCTAACTCTGAATCCTTTGACTTGCGCTGCACGATCTCAATCGGTCGGTTCTCGGCCGCTGGCACCACGCTGATCTCAATATCAAGTGCACCCTTCCAAGCTGACGACCCGCGGGCTCGGTGCTGCGCCTCTTCCGAAACACCTGTGTGATGCACCAAGATGACTGAGCAATCAAACTCTTTCATAAGTCTGGCGCAAGCGTCTAGCATCGTCTTGGCGTCTTGTGCGCTATTCTCATCGCCTAAAAGATGGCGGTGCATGGTATCAACCACGATCAGGTTTGGGCGCACACCTAGTGCACGGATAGCCTCAGCGACCTTGTTATAACCCTCTGGCGTGTTCAAATCCACGCCCTCTGGGCTGATCCACATCTCTAAGTGTTTGACGTTATGGTGAGCCTTCCAACCCGCTATGCGACCCCGCAGCCCGTGATGCCCCTCGCCCGCCAAGTAGATCACAGGCCCGTTCTTAATGTTCTTGTTGTTCCACTGGGTGATGGTTGACGCAATGCGCAGAATCCAGTCTAGGGTGATGAAGGTCTTGCCGCCGCCACTGGGCCCGTGAATCATGATTAGCGCATTAGCTTGCACCCAGTCGCGGATGATCCACTTCAGGGGTGCTGGTTGGGCAGAGAAATCATCGGCTCCCATGAGCCACTCTTGCAAGGTGGGGGCGAGTAAGAAGGCTAGGTCACCGCCTGCGAGCACGAAGTCGTTCACATCTGACTCTGTGGGGGAGACTACAAAGCGCCCGCCATGCTTGGCACAAGCCTGCTCAGCGTACTTTTGACCGACCCCTGACTTGTCAAAGTCAGCCACAATCACGATCTCTTGCTTGGGGTCGTGCTGGGCGCGCAAGGCCCCGAGCACTGGCACGAGGTTGGATGCGCTATAGGCGATGACGCACGGCCTGCCTGTGGCTTGGTGAATGGTAGCCGCCGTGGCGAACCCTTCAGCCATGTAGATCACGCCGGGTTCGTCAGTTGTGCCAAGCTGCCAAAAGCAGCCCCCAGTTGCCCCACCTGTTTGGTAGAGCTTGCCGCCCTCGCTGTCTATGTACTGCAGTGAGGATAAAACACCCTCAGAGTCAAAGAGGGGCACAACCAAACGCCCGTCGCCAGTAACCCGTGCGCCATTCGGGTTAATGTTTTTGCGTTTTAGGTATGGGTGCTCGGGGCTTGCCGCCATACAGCCTGACCAAATCATTTCAACCGTATCGGCGGCGGTTTCGTGCTGCTTGGCACGCTCGGCATCTCTAAGAGCTCGCGCCTCAGTCATGCGGCGAATAATTGACATCTCTTCTGTTGCTGTTAACTTACGGTTAACAACCGCCCGCCAGTCATGGGTGATACCTGAGCGCCAACAACCAAAAGTTCCTGCGGGTGTGCCATCATCAAAGGCGATATACCAACCCGTCTTGTCGCCCGCGGGTTTACCACCCTTTTGACCTGACCTAAAACGGTGAATCTTGCCATCTAAAATTATTGAGTCAGGTGCTGTTAACCCTGCGTTAACAATCGCCTCCCTGAGTTGGAGATCTGGTGCAGCTACAGGTGTTTGATCTAATGGGGGTGGAACAAACGCACCGCCAAAGATGTGAGAAAGGTTGGCCATACAACTCCCTAAAGTTGCCTCGGATAAAAAGGTGACACAGCAGAACAGCGAGGGGACTGTCTTTTCAAGAGCGACTCTAGCTGTGTCGTAAAGAGATTAAAGCGATTTTCTAGCAGAGTCCCACCCCATCAGGGTTGCGCCTTTGTGTTGCACAATTGACAATCGCGGCTCTGCATCACACAACTCACATTCAAAATCTATCACAATCCCGTCGCGCCGAGCCGAGGGATTGCCATGCATACTAGTGTCTGTCAGTGTATGCCCAAATTGGCTCACCACATGATTGCCCTCTTCGGCATCCTCAACGCGCCAAAAAATTGATACCTTTCTTTGATGCAAAAATGGATTATTGCAAGCAGGGCAGTTTAAAGAATCACCCAACGTGAACTCAATATTTTTACTCATCTCACAACCTCCTTGGCTCGTTCAAAGTAACTGTTCAAAGCGGCCAACACGTTATAGGTCGGGTTGGCGTCTGCCTTGTTGCGGATGTCTCGAATGGTGTTGTAGCTCAGCCCAGTTTGGGATGCCACATAGGGAATACTTCGGTCTTGCAACTTCTTGCGGATTTCATCTAAAGTCAACATATTGCACCTCAATTAAATAATACAGTTGACAATATACTTTTATTTGTGAAATAATTCAATCAATCGCCCAACAGATTGTCTGATCGGCGAGATAACAACACAGGAGAGCCATCAATGGCTATCAATCTGAAGTCTACGTCCGACTTGTCGGCGAACGGCGTCAAAGCGCTAGTGTACGGGCAAGCGGGGGCGGGCAAGACAACCCTGTCTGCCTCAATGCCGCACCCAGTCATCCTGTCAGCAGAGGGTGGTTTGTTGAGCATTAAAGATGCAAACGTGCCTTACCTTGAGATCAGCACAATGGCTGATCTTTGGGAGGCGTATGAGTGGTTAACAGAGGGCGGTGGCACGGAGTATCAGTCCGTGGTGCTTGATTCAATCTCGGAGATTGCTGAGGTTTGCCTAAACTCTGAGAAAAAGAACAACAAAGATCCGAGGGCTGCTTATGGGGCCATGCAGGAACAGATGGCTGACATCATAAGAGCCTTTCGTGACCTGCCCGGTCGCCATGTTCTCATGACCGCCAAGGTTGAAAAGACACAGGATGAGATGGGGCGGGTGCTTTACAGCCCAAGCATGCCAGGGAACAAGACGGGTCAGTCGCTGCCATACTTTTTTGACTTGGTGCTTGCATTACGGGTTGAGAAAGATGCTGAGGGCGTGAGCCAAAGGGCGCTGCTTTGTGACTCAGACGGTTTGTGGTTGGCCAAAGATCGTTCCGGAAAACTTGACGCTTGGGAGCCCGCTGACTTTGGCGCAATTATTGAGAAAATTGGGGGCGGGAAATGAGTAAATCTAATGTATTAGCATTTCCATCAGAAACAAACTCTGGCATGACTCTGCGCGATTACTTTGCTGCTGCAGTGTTGCCTGCAGTTTACACAGTATATGTAAACGAACATAGCTTAAATTTTGATGAAATCGCAGAAGACACTTATCAATTAGCCGACGCAATGCTATTTGCGAGGATCAAAGAATGAGCCTCTACCAAGCATGGCTTAACGCCAAACAGACTGAAGAGACGGCGGTCAAAGTCCGTCGCGACCTCGAAGACCAAATGGTCAAGGAGTTTAATGTCGCCCCTACGATGGAAGGCACAAAGAACTTCCCTACACCTGATGGGTTCTTGGTCAAGATCGTTGGGCGCATGACCCGCAAGGTCAACGCTGAGCGCCTGCAGGAACTAGCCGCCGAGCACGGGCTTAGCGATCACTTGGCTAGTCTTTTCAAGTGGACGCCCACGATCGTAAGCGAGCAATGGGAGTCTGCCGACCCGAGCATTACCGAGCCCTTGCTCGATGCGATCACCACCACGGCTGGTCGTCCAACATTCAAAATCATTGTTAAGGAATAAACATCATGGCACAGTTACACACACCTTTCGTAGAATCAGATTTGCCCAAGTCAGAGCGCTCATATGAGCCGCTACCCGCGGGTTGGTACACCGCCACCATTGGTGGGGCTGAGGTCAAGTCCACCAAGGCGGGCACAGGCGAGTACATCGCTATTCGGTATGACATCACTGGACCGAGCCATCAAGGGCGGGTTGTCTTTGGCAACCTAAACATCAAAAACCCCAACCCAGCGGCCGAGGCGATCGCCTACCAGCAGATGGGCGAGTTGATGCGCGCAATCGGCTTAGCTCGTGTGGACGACACTGACCAGTTCGTGGGCGGGCAGTTGCAGGTGAAGTTGGATATCCGCAAGTCTGAACAGTACGGCGACAGCAATGATGTCAAGGCGTTTAAGTCACTCTCGGGTGGTGCGATGCCAATGGCGGCGGCGTCAGCTCCAAAGGCGGCGGCGAAGGCTGCGCCACCTTGGGTTAAGAAGTAATTAACCAAAAAGGAAAACCGCCTGTTTGCTGAGAACAGGCGGCTTTGTGACTGCAAATACTAGTGCGTTGAGGCACTGATATTATAACAAAAACGAGGAATTATGAAACTCCCCGAACTAAACCGCACGGTGGCCGCAATTGACGCCCACCATGAGTCAACTCAAGAGCCGCCCCGCCCTCACATGGGGTGTAGTACTTTGGGGCATCCATGCGACCGCTGGCTTTGGTTGGCATTCCACTGGGCGGTGATTGAGCCTTTCAAGGGTCGGATCCTGCGCCTGTTTCGCCGCGGGCAGAACGAAGAGGCAACCGTTGTGGCTGATCTGCAAGCGATCGGCATGGATGTACAAAAGACAGGTGCCAACCAGTCACGCGTTGACTTTGGTTGTCACGTTAGCGGGAGCGTGGACGGCGTGATCATGTCCGGGCTGCCTGATTCAACCAAGCCCCATGTGTTAGAGATCAAGACCCACGGGCTGAAGTCATTCACTGACCTTGAAAAGAACGGCGTTGAGAAGTCTAAGTTCACGCATTATATTCAGATGCAGCTCTACATGATGGGGCTTAAACTTGAGCGGGCGCTGTACTTTTCTATCTGCAAAGACGACGATCGTATCTACACCGAGCGGGTGCGGTTAGACAAGGCCGTGGCAACCAAGGCACTTGAGCGTGGTCACCGCTTGGTTAAAGACACCCGCTTGCCGCCCCCAATATCTACTGACCCGACTTGGTACGAGTGCCGGTTCTGCGCCGGGCATGATTTTTGTCATAAGAGCAAAGTCACCCAAGAGGTCAACTGTCGCACCTGCGCACACTCAACAGCCGAAGAAAACGGCACATGGCTCTGTGAGAAGTATGACCATACCCTGAGCATTGATGAGCAGCGCACTGGTTGTGTGAGTCATATCATCCATCCTGATCTTGTGCCGTGGAAGTATAGCCCGAGCGAGCATGGTGTGATCTGGCACACCCCACACGGTGACGTTGAGAACAGCGAGGCTACTTATAGCTCAAGCGAGATCGTGGCCAACGTGGCGGCTTGCGCAAGCAATGATAAATTTATAAATGAAACGCGCCAGACATTTGGTGCAAAGGTGATCGGATGAGATACGGATCAGTTTGCTCTGGTATTGAGGCGGCAACTTCCGCCTGGCACTCACTTGGCTGGACGCCGCAATGGTTCTCTGAGATTGAGCCGTTCCCATCAGCCGTGCTTGCACACCACTACCCCAACGTGCCGAATTTCGGCGACATGACTAAATTTAAAGAATGGAAACTTGATGACTCAACAGCTATCGATGTTCTCGTCGGAGGAACTCCCTGCCAATCCTTTAGCGTCGCAGGGCTCAGAAAAGGATTGGACGACCCTCGTGGCAACCTCATGCTTACCTATCTTGCCATTGCTCGGAAGTATCGGCCCAAGTGGCTGGTCTGGGAGAACGTGCCCGGCGTGCTATCCAGTTCCGGAGGAGAAGATTTTGCCTCACTACTTCGAGGGATGGGCGAATGCGGGTATGGGTTCGCCTACCGAGTTCTTGACGCTCAGTACTTCGGAGTGGCCCAGCGACGGCGTCGCGTGTTCGTTGTCGGATGTCTTGGAGACTGGCGCGCTGCCGCAGCGGTTCTTTTTGAGCGCCACAGCCTGTCAGGGCATCCTGCGCCGAGCAGAAAAGCGCGGCAAAGTCCTCCCGGATTCTTTGAAAGCAGCCTTGCTCAGTACCGTCAAGCAGATGTCGGAGGAACCCTTAAAGCCAGCGGAGGAGTGTTAAGCGGGGGGTCTGAGACTTTCATAAAGACACAATGGCCTGCCGAACTTGCCCCAACCCTGAACGCTAGGTATGGCGAGAAAATGGGTCTTGAGAACCAGCACATTGACGGCGGCGCGGGGATGTTTACTTTGCAGCCTATAGCACTCGCCGAGAACACAATTGGTCGTCAGCCTGAGAATGGCGGCAACGGTGACGGGTTTACTGTGGGCGGCCCCATGTACACATTGAACGCAACCGGGGTGCATGGGGTTGCACAGCCA